GTGCAAACCCACCCGACAGTGCCGGACCAACCATAGGAATGGATTGGGTCGCGCGGGACGCATCGCCAAGGAAGCCAAAAAGCGTCGCCTGCATGTCGATCACGGCCCGGATGAAGTCCCCCTTCATGCCAAGCCACCAAGCCCGCATTCGCAATACACCGGCCCGCGCCGCCATTGGAAGTCGTTCGGTCAATACCTCATTGGCAACGTTGCCCATCAATTCCAGCGCGGCCCCGACGCCGCCGGTCGCGGTGACAAGCCTGGAAAACTGGTAGATCGCCTCGCCCGCCGCCACAACGAGGACACCTATCCCGGTGCGGATCAACGCGCCGCGCAACACCACGAGCGCGCCGGACAGCGAAAAAGTCGCAATGCGCGCGGCAATGAGAGCAACCACATAGCGCACCCCAAATCCGGCAACAGCCGCAGCCACGTAGCTGGCGATCCGCCCAAGGCTGCCGATCAGCCCATCCATTACCGCGCGCAGGGTCTCTCCGGCCCGCAGGCCGTTGGTCATGGCATCCGCCATGCGCCCCATCGCCGGGACCAGCGCGAGGGCGATCTGCTGGCCCGCATATTGTGTTATCAGCCCAAGTCGACCCATCGAGTCATTCGCGGCTTCGATCCGGGCGGCATCCACGTCATCGAGCGCAAGCCCGTATTCCTCAATATCAGCGCGAGCCTGCCGGATCGCATCGCCGCCCTGCAAAACCAACAGCGCCATTTCTCGATTGCGAACACCGAGATCGCGCAGAATGGCGGTCGTCTCGCCTGCATCCAAGCCAAGCGCCTGCACCTGATCGGCAATCAGGGCCAGCTTTGCGTCAGCGTCCAACCCCTCAAGCTGTGCCACCGAAATCCCTAGTGCATCCAGCGCCCGCTGGCCGTTGCCGCTGATCCCGATGCTGGCAATCTCGCGGTTCATCGTCTGAATGTCATTGGTCAGGCCAGACAGGCTCACGCCCGCCTCATCCGCCGCTAATTCCAGCGCCCGAAACCCACCAATCGACGCATCCAATCGCCGGGCGGATTTTGCCGCTTCGTCAATCTGTCTCGCGCCCGCAATCGCTGCCGCCGCCAGCGCGGTGCCCATTGCGGTCGCAATCCCGGCAACGGCCAAGAACTGACGGCGCATCCGGCGCAGAGGCGCATCCAGACCACGTGCGCCCCTTGCAAATTGCGCACTATCGAGGCCAAGATTGACCCTCAGTGATCCGATAACCGATGCGGGCATGTTTGCTCCCTTAGAAAGAGGCTGAGAAGTTGAAAGAAAACACAAAACTTGTGCTGTCGGTTATCTCAATCGTTGTCATCGGACCTATCCTTTGGTGGTCCTGGACATCAGACGATTTGAACCCGCCACGCCCTGAGATTTCAGCCGAAGAACGCGATGCAGGAAGCCTGCGCTACGCCTGCAAGGACCGCATCGAAGCCGTCCTACATGACCCGTCATCCGCCCAATGGGGAATGTTCGACGATGGTTGGTTCCAAAGATGGCCCGTGCAGGACGATGGGCGCACCCTCATCGTCACTGCAGTTTTTCGGGCAAACAACGCCCTCGGCAACCCGGTGTTAGGCGGCTATCGCTGCACCGCAGAGCGAAACGGCGATAGCCTGACCTTTAGCGGGATCGAAGAGATCACCCCTTAGACCGCAGCGCCAAAGCAATGAACGCCCCGCGCGCCCGTGCCTGTTGAGCTTCATCAGACATCGCCGCTGGTTTGCTGGTGATCGGCTTGTATTCCGGCATCTTTTTCGGATCGTGATGTGCAAAAGCAACCAGATTTGCCAGTTCGTAGTTCCGAATTCGCGCTTCTTCATGATCGCGCTCATCGCGCCGAATGGCAGCCTCCACGATCCGTATGATTTCAGCGGGCGTTTTATCCCAGAAACGGTCGTAATCTTGGCGCGCATCCAACCACGCGCCAAGAAGGTGCTCAACAAAGTCGGTTACTTGGGCTTGGCGGGTCGCCCCGCCTTCACGTTTCCCGACTTGTCCTCGGTCTGAGGAAATGCCAGCGCGGCGGCGTCAGATACTTTTTCTAGGGCGGTGGCAAATCCAACATCGTCCATGATGTCACCGGCCTTTTCTGGCGTCATGTCCTCGATGTGCGACACACCGGCCCAGAAAAGATCGCGTATGCGCCGAATGTCGCCTTGATGCTCTTGCAATGCCGCAATCCCATCAAGAAACGATTCACCAGTATGATCCTGATATCGCACCATCGCATTGGTGCTGATCTTGACCGCATACTCCACGCCATTTGCCGTAAGCGTTACGCCGCCGCGCTTGCTGTTCATTAGATCGCGGTGCCCTTAACCCAGGTCACGTTGCCGGTCGTGCGGATGCTGACATTCATGCCGATCAACGCACCGACGTCATTGCCCTCGACCTCGGGCGTCGGGAACCCCCGGAACGTAAACACGTCGCCGGTGGATTGGTCCGGCTGCGGCTTCAGGGTGCAGCGGTAATAGACAGCGGTAGCCAGAGCCTGATCTGCCAACTGCTGCTCATAACCAGCCGCCGTGTAGCCTGCCGGGACGCTGATAACGCCCGCATCCTTCAGGCCTTTGGCGTATTCCTTGAACCCATTCGGGCTATCCAGGGACGTCGCATCCACATATTCGGTTTCGACCGCCGGGATGGCCACGCCTTTGCACTCGGGGATCTCGGCCCAGGCGATATTGTCGGCGGAACGCTCTACGGTGGCCCCGTAGGCGATGATTTGATTGCTCATAGGAGCCTCCTAGATTGTGTTGAAGTGGACCATGAAGTCCATTGAAACGCGGTAGGGCCGCTCCGCTTCATTCGATCCGCCCTCGCGTCCATCACGTGTTCCCACGTGAAAGACGCCCTGAAACGATCCGCCCGAAAAGCCGCTCAGAAGCGCCCGGACAGCCCGTGACAAGAGTTTCGCGGCCCCGTAGGTGTCCGCATAGCAATCGGCTTGAACGCGCGCCCGTGTGACGCCGTTTGGACCGCTCAAGGTGTAGCCCTCGGCATCGCTGATTGTGTTTAGAACGATCGCCGGGCGCGGCTGGCCCTGCGGGTGCGTTCCGAAGTTAACTCGGCTGCCGACATGGCTCGAAACCCCGCTGTCAGCCAACAGCAGGGCGCGGAGTTCTTCTTCCATTGTTGTTAACCCCTCGACCGCCGCGCGGCTTTGCGTTCCGCCCGCCTGATGCTCTTTTCTAGTTCTGCCCAAAGTTCATCGCCAAGACGGTCCAAAGTCGGCATTGCTTCCTGATCCCATGCAGGCCGCAATGCGGGTTGCGGGCCGTGGTTGACGTTGCCAAATTCCTGCTGGACACCAGCCGGATCATTCGTGCCGACAAATCCCTCGACCGCCGCGCGATCGTCGCGGAACATCTTGCGATGCAGGCCCGCCTGTCGCTTGTTCAGCCGTGTGCCGTATTTGAATGACTTAGCATATTCACCAGTTTCGCCGGTCGGGGCCATTGCGTTCGCCGCTTCTGCAACTGGCGTCGCAGCTTTTTTCAAAGACCGCCGCAACACGCCCTTGCCAGCGGCCTTTGACAGCTTTTCGAGTTCTTTTTCCAAAGCTGCAAAGCCATCAAGCCTAACCGTTGCCATTGCTAACCTCCGCGCCCGACGTGATCTCAAGCCATTTATTCCGACCAATCTCTTTGATGCCGAAGATCTCGTATATGACCCCCCTATAAGTCAGCGCATCCTTGGCGGTCAGATCGCGCGCAAATACCGAAGACCGGATCACAAAGCGCGCGGTTAACATGGCCGAAACCTCCGCTCCACGTACCCGCTCTCCGTCGCTTACGTCCTGCTTTGAGGCCCAAACGGGGCTGCCGTGGTCCGCCCAGTTCTCTACCTTCGAAAAACCGTCATCCACTTCCGTGTAACGGCGAAACTGAATACGCCGATCAAGTTTTCTCGCGCCCATGATGACCTCAGAAATGCGGGCGGATGAACCGCCGTAGCTTTGTCATGATTGCCGCAGGCAAGGATTCAGGCCGATCGCCCTCAGAGCCGTACCAGTCCAAGATCAGCTCCCGCGCCGCCAACCGGATTTCGGCAGGAACATCAGTTGCGCCCGCACCATATCCAGCTGTGTAGGTAACGGTCACCGCGTCGTCGCGTTCATAGGTGGCGGGCCATGATCCCCCCGAGGCCAGTCGCAGATAGGAACCGGAAAAATCCCGATGCAGCGAATAGGTGCCCGAGGCCAATGTTTGCGGCGAATTATTCTCGTCAGAATAGCTGACGCTCGATACCGCGCTGACAGGTGCCAACGCCAACGGCAGGCGATCACCAACGGGGAAACCGTTCCAGACATCGATCCATTCCTGATTGATCAGCGCGCGGCGAAGAATTCCATCGATGCCATCGAGATGCGACATCGCAGAGGCGATCAACAGATCGATGTCTTCAACGTCGTCATCATCATCACGGCGCACCCACCGCTTGGCCTGTGCGGTTGTGATCAGATCGACGCCCGGTTCGGCGTTTCTGACGGATGTCATGTAGGTCACCGGGCGTCCCTCCTTCTTTGCCGATCAGGGGCGATTGGAACGCGCAGCACTGGAACCCGCTGGTGCCGGTTCCGATGTTGCGGTTGCGGCCTCGGCTGGCGCTCCCGTCGCCGACACGGTGACAGGTCGGGCGAAGTCGGGGTATAGCGCCTCCAACTCGGCGCGCGTCAGCGTGGTGCTGCCCGTAAGTTCCTTCACCCGGTCCATCGCGGGCTTGCCCGCTGCCGTCCAGTCTTCGTCATCCGTGGGGTCGAGGCTTTCCAGCGCCTGGCCAATCGACTGCGCGCTCTTGCGCTCAGCCTCTTTCGCCGCCTCAGTCTCGGCACGGGCCTTGGCTTGATCACGTTCGGTCTGTTCTTGACGAACAGGATCGATCATCGCGGTCTCACGAGCGGGCCGTGTCGCCTTCACGGCGAACTTTCCCTCAATCAGCCGCTTGGCCTCAGCATCAGGCAGTGAGATGGTTGCGCCTGCATCGGCGCACCCATCCGGCCCGGCCTTAATAGTGTGCATTTTCACATCCATTAACTCAGTCCTTCAAAGTTGTGGGAAATCAGTGAGAGGCGCTTCAGGCCTCTGCGGGCGATGTGACCGATGTCAGAGCGCCAACCGAGACAGCATCCACCGGCAGCTTGCGCGCGCCATATCGGACGGCGATCACGGAGCCGAAGGCGATGAGGGCCGTGGCGGATGCACGATTGACGCGAAGATAGCGTTCCGCCGGGCGATAGACATCCACAGCCAACAGCTGGCCGTTCAGATCGTCATTGGCGGCACTGGTCAGCGTCGCCACAGCTCCGGCAAGGGCTGCCATGCCAACGGAGGAATTGGCGGCGTTCTGTTCGACCGTAAGTGTCGCGACGCCGGTAGCGACCGAGTCCTCGATCGTGGTCATCAGGATCACGCCTTCAAATCCGGCCATGTCGATGATCGCGGAATCGTCATCGATAGCAGCACCTGCGGCGACGGCAGCGGCCAGCCAGGCGGGGCCGGTCGTGTTCAAAAGTGTCGGGCTCATTTTCATACCTCATTGGGTTGGAAATCGAAAAGAAAGAAGGGGAACGCGGGCCGCGACGGCCCGCGTCAGTCTCTACGATGGCCGATGGGTTACCCCAACTGGACCCGCGCGAATGCCTCAGCCAGAACCGGTGCACCGTCACCCTCATAGCGACCGATAAAGCCGATCTGATTGGTCTCGGCATAGAGTTCCACCAGGCGCTGGAGCTGCAAGTTCAGGGAATCAAGGATCCAGTAGTGGCTGAAATCGCCCAACAGGCCGACATACTGACCTGAGGTCATGGTGTTGGGGGAAAACTCGGACATCTGGACCGGGCGACCCAACAGGCGATCCGGCTCACCGTCACGCACGCTTTCGCGCCACAGATACTGGCCATCGGTGCCTTTCAGCTTGGCAATCTCCTTGACAACGTCGCGGTGGAACAGCCAGTTCGCATTCTGCCAATAGCCCGCCTTGAGGCTGTACTTGGTATTGATCAGGCCGTCCGCCGTGATCGCGGTTGTAGTGTTGTCTTCCGAGACGTCGCGCGATGTGGGGATGCCGTCATTCGAGGCCATGAACAGGCCAAGCGGCTTCTTGTCGCCGTTGCCGATCATATAGGCTTTTTCCTGCGTCACGCCGAACTTGTAGGCCAGACGCTGGCGCACAATCGCCTCGGCAGGCAGGGCAGAGGTGCGGAGCAGCTGCTGCGAAACTTTGATCCGCTTTGCCATCGGATGCGGCTGCATCACGCGCTTGCCAAAACGCATCGCATCATCATTCGAACCAGTGCCCAGTTCGGTGGTCCAATCGGCATCACCCGGATCGGAATCGAGGCTCGGCATGCCGATGGAGGCGGCATTGGTCATCGGGATGACATTTGCCAGGGCACGGATGATTACAGCGTCATCCATTGCCTTGATCAGCTGGTTCACGAAGGTCTCCGGCGTCACCAGGAACCCGCCCTCGGTATTCACACCAGCCGACAGATCGCGGAATTCCTGCGATGCCTCACCAGCTCCAAAGGTCAACCAGCTGCGGAACGATGCCAGAACCGCATCCGTGCGGCCCCGGCCTTCGCCCCGATCACCGCCTGCATTTGCATTGCGCTCTTCGTCCTGCTCCAGGTTCTCGGCCAGCTCACGTTCAGCTTCGCGCTGCCGTTCTTCGCGGTCGATGGAGGCGCGCAATTCATCAGCGTCCGCAAAGAGCTTGTCATAGCTCTTGCTTTCATCGTCGGTCATCGACCGCTTTTCAGCAGCCGCCGCATCCAGAAGCGCGCGGGCATCCTTGATCAGCTTGGCGCGTTTCTCACGCATTTCCTTCAGGGTCATAATCGAGTTCCTCTTTTCAGGGGGCGGCACCACGCCACCCCGATAGATCCCGCAAGCGGGGCTTTCCGATCTTCGGTTTCAGGGATGCCCTGCGGACAGGGCTTAGAGTGCGATCAGGTCCAGTCGACGACGCTCATCGCAATAGTCGGGCACGGCGGGCGCGTGCTCAGCAGTCCAATCGGCCATCGACCGTTTGGCAATTTCGGTTTGAGGATAGGCCGGGAAAGTCACCGGCGAGACATCCAGCAGCTCCACCTCGATCAGCGTCCGGACAATCTTGCCTTCAATGTCTTCCCAGTTGTCAGCGCGCGTGCGAAAGCCGAAGGACATCTGGTCGACATTGCCGACCTTTACCGATTCCATCAGGTCCCGCGCTGTCTGACGTCAGCACCTGTGGGACAGATTTGAGGATTTGAACAACGGAGGATTTCTGGTTCATCGTAGCTTTCAAGGAGCGAAGATGAACAAGAAAC